CAATCTACAGAGTTTAAGGTAAGCTGAGTAGTAGGTTCACCAAGTGATTGAGCAGAGATAGTACCTACAAGTTCACCTGGGTGTGCTACAGAAGCGTAGAATGTTTGGATAATGTTAGCAATAATATAGTCAAATGCTATCTTACCAATACGTTTTTTATAGAGCATCTGTGGCGAGAGATGTATACGCGCTAAAACCATTACTAATTCATTACCTTTATGTTCATCAGTAATTTTAATGGTTTGTGCCAACTGTTCTATGTTAGTTAATACATAACTTGGATGTAAATCACTATATGCGATTTTATCTTGGTCTTCTTCTATAAGTGGAAAGTTAGTAGCAGCATTATCAATGATTCTAGTAAAATTAATAGGTAAGAATACATAGTCATCTAATACCATACCTTTAAAGACACGGTGAAAGTAGTAATCACGGTCAGCAACGAGTTGGTCTATATGATGTTTAAATTGTGTTTCAATATATTCTTTATTAGCTAATATATCTTCTGCTATTTCTGGAATATACTTATTTTCTAATGTTTTATCTATAGGTAACATATGTTCTTCTAAGATTTGTTTATTACCTTGGGATAATGTAGTTAATTTTTGTTTTTCTATTTTAGTACCATCAAATCCATCCTCGCCATATAAGAATTGTAAGATAGTTCCATTGGAATTTCTAACAGTATAATCTGTTGCTATAACCGCATCTTCCATAGCTTTAACAAGTTTTCTTTGGATATAGCCGGTTTCACTAGTATCACGAACTTGTAATCCATTAGCAAGACCAAAGTTTAATGTAGATGGGATAGTTAAATCATATACTTTAGGGTAGTTAGCTATATCAACTATATTTATTTCTTCAATTCTATCTAATATAACATCATTTAACATACTATAGTTTCTATGTTTATTAGTTGGTTTAATTTGTGCTATTTTATTAGTTTTGTCACTTTCTATTAAATCTACTGTATTTGCAAATTTAGTAGCCCATTGTGCTCTAATACTTAATCTATAGGTTGGTAATATATTTTTAGTATTTAAGTTATTATTTTTAAGTTGTGTTTTAAATACTTTACCAAAGATACCTAAACGAGTACATAACATAGATACACCTTCTATTAATCTATAAGAAGCTGAACCAACTTCAATAGAATTTTTAGAAATATGACCATCTCCTGATATATATCCGTTTAATAATCCTACTATAAATTCATTTGGAGCAATAAATATTTCACTAGGTATAAATTTATTTTCAGCACCATGACCAACAAATTTATCTAAGAATTTAGCAAGTAAAGTTGAATAACCAACTACACCAGATGATGTGCCGCCTATCTTATTAATCTTAGATATAAATTTATTAGAAATGTTAAATTTATTAAACCAGTTGGTAACAAAGTCTTGTACTGCTTTGTTATTGTTAGTTATTTGAACGCTACCACTTTCTAAATTAGAACATCCTTCAGCTAAGTATAAACCTAAGAATATACCATTTTCTTTAGTAAGCTCAAATTTATCAAATATAGTAGCATGTTCTCTAGTAGCATGATAAGGATAGATACAACCATCTTTAATATTGTTAGTATTAGATCTAATAGATGTTCTTTGTAATGAAGCTTTATCAGTATATGGTAATTTAAAGTTAGTACCATTATTTTGTTCCCACCAACCAGCTGGTATTTTTTCTCTGCCATTCATAGCATTATTCATTAATTCTATAGCTTTATTAAAATCAGTACCATAGATATATTTATCTTTTGGAAAGAATTCTACCATATCTATACTTTCTAATATAATAGGTGGTTTAGGTAAGTTACCATTAGCTGGGACATAGTCACCTACTTTTACTTCTGGTGTTAAAATTTCTCTAAATTCACCCAATTGTTTATTCCAAATTAATAGTGATTTAGATTCAGTAACTATAACTTTTTTACCAGAACTAGTTTTAATTTCATATAATTCTGTTCCTGGGTCATGTCTAGTCATTGCTGAGACTAATCCCCAAGTAACATTACCATTATAGTCAGTAGTTGGAATATAAATTTCATTTTCTAAGTCTAAAAGTTCCATTTGTCTTTCAGTAAAGTGTCTAACTTTTTTACTATCTAACTCTAATCTATTATCAATCCATTCACCAATGTTTATATATTTTGGTTTACCGTCTTCTATAATAACGATTGGAGTATCACCAGTAACTGATTTAACCGCAGTATCAATTAAACCTTCTCTACCACCCATAGCGTGAAAGAAGAATTCTGTTGGAGTTAAACCTCTAATAAAACTATTTTCAACAAATCCTCTTGCTTGGGCACCATCATCATATTTATGAAAGTGTGGAAGGGTTCTATCTGTAAAACCATATTGAACTCTTTTACCTTCAATAGATTGTTGGCCAACACCTGAAATCATTTGGCCAATATTAACAGCATCTGCTTTAGAACCTGAAAGAATCATGGCTAACATACGGTTATTACTATCTAATTGTTTCAATGCTACTTGACCAGTTTCACCTGTAGCAGTATTTAATGCTGCTAAAATCTGACTTTCAAACTCTTCACTAACAGTTTTACCACCTTTAGTTTCTAAAATGTTCTTGTGGACATGTTCAATAATTTCAGTGACTTTATTCTTTTTAGCTGTCATAATATCAGCCATTTTCTTGCTGGATTCTCTATCAGCAACTAAATCACCAATACCAACTGAGAAACCTGATTTTAATATCCAGTTAGTAATAATATTTTGGATATCATCTAAGAATTGTTGGGTTCTTTCTTGGCCATATTCTTTAAAGATAATATGGATAAGTGATTGTTCAGATTGACCTAAGATTTCTTTATCAAAAACACCACTAATCACTTGGCCTTTTTCAATATTTACTTTGTTTTGGTTACTTTCTAAACCATATTTCCAACTATTGTTGTTCTTTTTAAGATTAACTGGTGGAATAACTAATGAAAATACTTGTCTACCAGACCATAAATCTTTTTTAGTAGTGTATTTATATTTAGGGAATCCAGCTGGAAGGTCTTGCTCAGCTGTTCCAGCAGCTACTTCAGGATCTGGTAAATCGTGTACGCTAAATGCTGGACAGTCAACCATAATATCTAAGACCTCGTCTTTAGTTAAATAGTTATCATATCTAGTGAATAAGTAAGAACCGACTAATGTATCTTGAGTAATAGAGATAATAGGTTTGTGATTAGCAGGGGATAAAATCTGTGATGGAACTGCTGCTAATTCTCTAAGTTCAATTCTGGCTTGTTCACTTTGTGGGGCATGCATATTCATTTCCATAGGAAATACCCTATGTCACCATAGGGATTGGACTATATCTTAAGCAAGAGAACCCAGGTTCTCTTTAGAACTCTCCTGGGTTTCTTACCCACAACCATTTAGTCTCTGAACCTTGTTCATAGTTATCTAATAGATAACCTTAGAACCTTGGCTGCGGATTGTCTCATCTATAGCTTTTTTACCATTGGGCTAAATATACCATTGCTAATATACTTAGGCTTCGGCTATTAACCGAGTTCCTCTATAAAGTTTCCTAAATAGAGTGGTAGCTATAGCTCTAAGAGATTTTCCCGTCAATTTGATTGTGTTGCTCAGAAATATACTATTTTTATAGTATAATTCTAAACTAGGTGATTATATATTAGTCTGTGTAGTATAGACTAAGATAGATTTACACTGTTTTTCCTAATAGGCATTCTATCAGCTCTATTAGGCAGTCACCTGTTGGAGACAAAATGAATATTGCTTATCTCCATCAAAATCGGCATTATATGGTTTAGTAACCGATACGTTTAATCTAAAGGTTTTTCCAGGTAATGGAACAACCTCGTGTTGCATCATAGACATTTTGTGTAATGAAGGTTGTCTATTAAATAACACGATATCACCTTTAATTAAGTGTCTATTTACTATATCACCCTCTTGTAATTCAATAAGTGATGTATCTATAAGACCTAAATGTTTAATTTTACCTGTTGCTTTTTCTTTAATAGTTTTAGCACCTGGATGTTTGTGGAACCCATTTCTAACATATTGGGTTAAACGTTCTTTATTATATTTATTAACTTTCTCTGGAAAAGTTAAGTTCATACAAATTTCTAATGGAACACCTAACTGATTTAATTTTAATCTTGGATCAGGTGTAATAACAGAACGAGCACTAAAGTCAACTCTTTTTCCCATTAAATTACCTCTGACACGACCTTCTTTAGAACGCAAACGGTCCATGATAGCTTTTAATTGTCTACCAGTTCTTGTTTGTGCTTGTGGCATATTAGGTATTTTATTGTTAATAAGCGTTGCTACGTGGAACTGTAAAAGTTGATACCAATCATCTATTTGTTTTTTATTAGCTGGATTATCGGTAGCACCTTTCTTTTCCAATTTACTTTTTAATGTTCTATTAGTTTTAAGGATATCACATAATTTATGGGTAAGATCATCTTCCATTCTAGTGTTATTATCACTACGAACAGTTGGTCTAACACTAGGAGGTGGAACACCTAATACACTACAGATTAACCATTCTGGTCTACAGTAACTTTTATTAAAACCCATAGCAGCCACTTCGTCATCTGATATGCGTCTAAAGATACGGTCTACATCATCCGCATCCCAAAAAAGAACCATATCTTCACCACCTTCTTTTTTATCTTCAGTACGCCATTCCGCAACAATTTTACCTAAGTTTAAATTATCACGTTTAATGACGTTAGGTCTAAGAGCACCACAACCATCTTCATTACGGTCACCACATGCTTTTACTTTAGAACATATAGCACTAACCGCAAAGAATAAGTTAACACCCTTTTTACCAGAGTGAATAGTACGTTTTAACTCTGGGTCATTAGGAGAGACTAATAGTTTAGAACATCTCCAACAAACATTTTGAAGGATTTTCATAGTATAGCGAATATAGTGAATATGGAATACTTTTTTAGCAAGTTCTATATGACCAAAATAACCTGGACAGTGTCTATTATCTAATTCATCTGTAGGACATCTCTTACCATGATCTAAGACACCCATTCTAGGATCAAATAAACCACCTACAACGGGAACATCACCGTCATAAGTTTCATTAGTATAAATTTCAGCAACTGAACGTCTTCTAATTTCATCAGGGGACAATAATGAAAACTGTACCCCAACTACTCTTTGAATATCAGCATTGTAATCTAATTCTTGAAACATAGACATTTTAGATATATTATTTATACATATAATATTTAAATCATAATAATCATATCAAATTTTTATGTATTGATAATCTTCTATTAGTTTATCATAGCTATTTAAAGGATTACGTTTTAGTAAACTATATAGAAACGACTGGCGTTTATATTAGGTTTATTATATATTTTTCTATATTATAAAATAGAGGATATGGTTAATAACTACCTTGAGAAAACTATTAATATTCTAGTCCAATCTAAGGCTATGTATGTAGCAATACTAGGTTTAGTCTTCTGGATTGCTAAGACTATAGACTATGAAAAGTTAGAACAAACCGCATTTAAAATAGGGCTAGTATTAGCGTTACTATATTGTACCTATCAAATAGATAAAGGCCTTCAAGCTAACTGTAGTCATGATTGTTGTCCAACCAAAAAAGAGGAAGAGACTAGAGTAGAAACTTTAGGCGAGACCTTAGTAGAAACCCATTGTAAGCCTGATGGTACTTGTACTATTTATAAGGAAGAGATGCCGAAAGAAGATAGTAGTACTAAGGAGGATAGTACTGAGGAGACTATAGAAGATAATGTTTCTAGTACTAATGATAGTAACCCTATAGAAGAACAAGTTAATAACCAATAAATAAGATATTTTATTATATAGTCTACCTATTTAATAGTAAATCTCCATATATTAATGCTAGAATAGTATGATAACCAATAGATTGGTGTATTGGTAACCAAAAATCTAACTTTATAAAAATGTAAAAAATAGGTTTCATGGTCCAGTCCATGGACCCTTCTGGAAAAAAAAGTCTTTCCTTGGAGAGAGAGAACAAAAAAAGTGTTAACAAAAAGTGTTAAATTATTTTCTTCTAATATAATAATTATGTCTAAATATATATGTGTTAGATGCGGATATGAATCGTCTCAGATCGGTCATCTAAAGAAACACTTAAATAAGACTAAAGAATGTGTCGCATATTATGATGAAACCAGTAGAACTAAACTTTTAGAAATGTTGAATAATAAAAAAGAATATATATCTTATTTAGAAATAATTCGCCCGCTTATAGTAAAACTTGCCCTAAAAACACATTCGAAATCAACGGTAAATGATGTGACAAAAACTATTAGTGAATCGACAAAAAGTGTTAGAAATATGAAGCAAAGCGACAAAAAAGTGTTAGAAAGCGACAAAAATGCTACGCCGAGTGACAAGTGTCTAAATCCGATGATTGAAAACAATGAATCTGGAAAAGATGTCTCATATAACTCAAAGCTATGTGTAAACTGTAATAGGTTATTCAATAGTAGACAGGCTAGACGTTATCACCAACAAAACTGTAATAGCCAACATATAGATATAATCAATAGTAATAATAATATAAATAGTCATAACACTACCAATAACAACACTACTAATAACACCTTAAATGTAAATCAACCACCTATTGTACAAAAACCATTATGTATCTTTGGCCAAGAGGATATTAGCTATATCGTCAGTTTAGATAGAATCAATGACTATGAACGCATAGCCAGAACTGATCCTAATAATGTTATCCCTACTGTAGTAAAGGATATCTATTTTAATAGTGAACATCCAGAAAACCACACAGTTAGGGTAGAAACGATCCATGGGAATATGGCCTTAGTCAGAATAGGTCTTCCAGACCAGTGGAAATATGTGGATAGAAGAGAAACTATTCATTCTATGATTAAAACTGGTATAAACGCCACAGAGACTGGTAACATGGATACGGATAATATCCCTAGATTTGATACAGTAGTGAATAACTTCTATGGAGAAAATAATCCAGGATATAGTAATACTATTAAATCAGTAGATACCCTTCTAAACATAGAGTTAAAGTCCAAGCTTTTAAAATAATCCTATATAAACAATTTTTGCTATATATAGAAATATTTGTTTTTTATATTTTTTTAGTTGCTATAGGCTAAACCACCCATACCAGACATAATACGCAATACATTATAGTTAACAGCGTATGCTCTTACACTATAGTTATAGTATTTAACATAGTTATAAGTAGTAGCATATGGATTCATTCTAAGATATAGAACAGAATTATCAATTCTAGAGAAATTTACGGTACCAGATGGCTGATGTTTATCTACTTCTAAGCCAAAGTTATAGACATAGAAACCTCCGCCATAACGTTTTAACCCATTTTGATATAAGGATATAGCTCCAGCACCTTGAGAGGTACCATAACTAGGCTGGACTGTTCTAAAATAACTACCCTCTCTTTCCTTGAATCTATCTTGGCTATTAAGTTTTAGTGTTGCTGTTTTAACGGTATCATTGCTAAATCTATATTCAGCGTTTTCAATAGAAGAGTTACCACCAATAGTACCAAAATCATATAGTTGACCTAATAAATACTGTTCATCATACGCGTAACTTTCTATATTATCGCTATAAATTTGGTCATTTCTTTGTGCTCTCCAAACAATACATTTACATGGATGGTTAAAATATAATGGAATATCTAAATTTTCAGAGTTATTACTAATGATACCACCAGATTGTACCTGTTCTATTAGGTATTCATGAGAAACCTGGGCAAATCTACGTCTTTCATCTGTATCTAGGTAGACATATTCACCATAGACTTTTAGGTTTACAATTTTTTCTATAAAGTTAGTTAGGGTATAACTTCCATTTGTGTAATTAAAGCTATCTATAGAGACTACATTACTAGTTAATGGACATGCAGTATTAACGGTTTCTTTACTATTTAGTTTAACGTTAATCTTAACTTCGTGGTATTGTAATGCTATTAGTGGTAAGTATAGACCAGGGTTTCTACAGAACCAGAACTGTAATGGAATATATAGTTTAGCAATAGCATCATAGTCTTCACTGTCACTTTCTTTAACAATACTACAGTTAATCATAGTAAGTAGTTGTTCATATTTTTCTCTAGTATAGCTAACTTGTGTCCAAATATCCATCCATTCACCATATTGTTTATCTATGATTTGACCACCAATTTCTATCTCAGCAAAGTCTATAAGTTGATGGCCCCATCTAATATAGTGATCTTTTAACTTTCTATCAGCAATAGCTACAGATGTAGAAATACCAGCATAAATAAATAAGGATCCAGCGAAAATGGTTGGTTGGATATTGTTGTGTGGGACATCATTACCAGATAAGTCCATAGTAATACCTGTATAGTTCATACTAGTATCTACAAAATATGAACTAGCTATGTTATCTTCTGCTACAGTATCAGCAGAGGAGTTTAATCCACCAGTGCTATTTGACTGACCACCAGGAAATCTAGATCCATGAATGTGTCCTGGATCATTGAGCTGATGTCTATGTCTCGGCATTTCTCTACCAACTAGTTTATGGGTTTCTTCACCAGTGATTTCACCCATTTGTCTCTCTGTTAAGTCAAATACAAATTGTATAGAAGTAACATTTTGTGTAATATCTATAGCTGTTCCTAGATTAGCATATTCTGTAGAAATAGCTAACATAAACTGATTTAGTGATACTTTAATAATATAGTAATACTCACCGTTAGTAAGTGGATTTGGATAACTTTCCCCAGAGTCTAGTCTAACTCTTGTTCCAGTAGGAAAGTTATATATAGAGTTACTCTGTAGAGTGAATCTATTATTTGAAGCATTAGAATCTGCTAATAAGGTTATTGTACTTGTTCCAGTAGCACTGTCAGTATGAACACTAGTTGCACCTAAGACTTTGCTTCTAGCATCTGGAATTCTAAATAGATTCGCATTTGTGCTACTATAACCAAAACTATTACCAATCTTAGCAAATAGTCTCTTATACTGTCTCTTATCTAATAGTCTACCATCACATAATAACCAACCATGGTTATCAGCTGACATAGTGCTATACTTCATATCACCAACCATATCACCATCGGTATATACCTGGGAAAGCTTAATACCTACATCAGTTTCTAAAGTAATAGGACCTAATAAATCACCATTTCTAGCAATAGTAACATTTAGAGTCTTACCAAAATCAGCTTCGCCATTAAATGATTGTTCAATAGATTCTATAGCAAAGTTAGTATGTCTTCTATAGATAACCTTAAAAAAAGTTACCTGAGGATTACCAGTTAAGTATATATCTTGAGCGCCATAGGCAACAAGTTGCAATAAACCACCACCCCTCTATAAAATATACTATATAGATATAAAATAAAAGTTAGAGAAAAACTAACCATAGCCATTAGCCAAGAAAAAAAAATTTGATTACTTTAAAGACTCTAATGACCAAGAATAAAAAAGATCCAAGTATGTCTCCAATTAAACAAAACAACTTAGAAACCGTAAATACTAACACTAACCATACCTACTTTACCCGTTCTAAAGGTAATGTAGTTCAAACTAAACAAGTGTCCTCAGACACTAATGCTTCTAAACCAGTAGCTAAGAGAACTAGAAAGGTAGAACCAGTTGAGATCTCCAAGACCGCTACCAAATCTCGTAGACCAAAGGAAATGGTCTTGGAGTTAGACGCTGATAGTATTATCTCTAAACTTATTGGTCCGGCATTAATGGACTCCTTAGTAAAAGCTGCTAATAAATCTAAGAAATCATCTAAGAAACTCTCTACTAAATCATTAGAGGAGTTAGATGATGAAGAAACAGTTGTTAATGACGTTTCAGAAGAAGACTTAGATAGCTCTCAAACCAGTGATAGTGAAGAAGATAGCTGTGAAGAAGACTCCTGTAGCGATAGTGATGATGACTATCTTAGTGATATAGAAGATTTACCAGAAGAAATCGACTATACCTATGATGAACATAAATATGTTAAATCATTACCGGCAGAAACTCAAAAATCTATTGTAGAACAAGAGAAACACCTTTTAAAAGAAACCAAATCTAACGTACCACTTCGTTTTAGAATATTAGAAAATACCAGTTTATCTATTAATAACAAATCTAATATTCTCCATAAAATTGACCAACTTAATTCATTAGAACCAGGAGATAATGAATATGTTAAACTTATGGGTTGGTGTAATACTATTGATAAGCTACCATTTGGTA